GATGAGGGACTTGTAAAGCTACTCACCGGGCAGGATAAGACGAAGGCGCGTTTCCTGTTCCGCGAATCATTTGAGTTTTCGGCGACTTTTAAACTATGGCTTCAAGGAAACCATCGGCCCCATATCCGCTCCACCGGCGGGGCGATGTGGCGCCGGCTGCTCATTGTCCCCTTCACGCGAACCGTCCCCGAGGATCGGCGGGACAAGACCCTCGGCGACAAACTCCGCTCCCCTGAGGAACGCGCCGGGATTCTCGCGTGGATGGTACGCGGCTGCCTCGAATGGCAACGGGCCGGGCTCCGTCCGCCGGCTTCCGTCCGGGCGGCCGTGGCCGAGTACCGGGCGGCCGAGGATCGGCTGGCTCCGTTCCTCGAAGAATGTACGGGCGAAAGCAAGGTGGGCCAGGTGCCGGCCGGGGAACTGTACGCGAAATACAAGGAATGGGCCGAGGGCGCCGGGGAACGGCCAATGTCGAAACGCTCTTTCGGGCTCCGCCTCGAGGAAAAGGGCTTCAAGCCGGGAAGGACTACGCGAGGCGCCCGGGCATGGGACGGAATTTTCCTTGTGGACCGGGAGGGATGACCTTGACGCATTTGACGCATCTACACCATTTTTCCCAAACTTTCTACGCGAGAGGGTTTCTTAGGGAACTTAGGGAAAATAGCCCTCAATGCGTCAAATGCGTCAAGACGGGAGCGGCGACATGATCCCCGGCAACCTCCATCCGTCCTACATCCCCGTACAGCCGTGCGAAACCTTCGAGTGTTCCAGGCGTGCGGAACCGATGGAGGCGTGCGAGGGCTGCGGTGTGGCATGGGTGAGGGCGGCAGCCGAGGACCGGAGGGAACGGGAGGCGAAGGACGCGAAGGCGAAGGAGGGCGGAAAGTGTTTATGAGTCAAGTAGTTGCGGGAGGGGGTGGGAGGCTCGCGGTTCCCCCTGACGCCTTTTTCTTAGGGGTAACGTTCGCGCCCGGTTATCAGTTAGTCACTATGATTTTTTATAACCCTATTATTACAAGGTTATGGGCGAAAAGGTGAGGAGGTAGATAGTGAATAAATGCCAAATAGCCGAATACTTTGATGTATCCCGTCCGACTGTCGGCGATTGGGTACGGCGCGGCTGTCCTGTCGGCGCCGGGGGGGACATGGACCCGGGGACCGTCGCTGAATGGCGATGCCGTCGGGACTTCGCGGCGGCGGGCTTACCCCCGGGGAAAATGCCGGAGCTTGTCGGCGAGCTCACCCGCGAGCGGATTTCCCTTGACGAACGAATCCAGCGGGTAAACGCGATGCCGGCGGGGACGGACAGGAAACCGAACCTTCTGAAAGTGGCCTTCTGTTTCGGGCTGTCCCTCGAACGTGAACTGCTCGACCTCCCCGGGCGGATTATCGCGGCGGCGACCCCGGAAACGCTGCCGGAAAAAGTATATGAACTCACCCTCGCGGCGCTTCGCGAGGTGCGGGGCGAAGATACCGATACCTCCCCGCCGGCGGCCGTAACCCGCCGGGGGGCGGCGTCCCCTGGAACGGGACCGAGGCGACGGCGAAGCGACAACGAAAGGGGACTCTTATGAGCGAAAAACTGTTCCGAACGATGACATTGACCCGGGCGGCGGCAACGTCGGGCGGCGTCGGGGCGACCCTCGCAACGGAAACACCCGTCCGGCGGGCGGGCTTTTGGGAAGTCCTCGGCTGCCGGCCGGAAGATGTAGACCTCAAACGCGCCGCTTGCAACGGGCTCCCGCTGCTGCTCGGACACGACCACGACGGCGCGATCCTCGGCCGGGTGCGGGACCTCCGGGCGGACGGAAAGGCGCTTCGCGGTACGCTCCATCCGGCGACGAACCAGAAGGCGTCCGAGGTGTGGCGGGACATTGAGGCGGGCGTGGCGACGGATTTATCCGTCGGCTACTCCGTGAACGAGGACTCGGGGAATGAAATCGGGAGGCGCGACGGGCTTCCCGTCTATCGGTTCAAGTGGGCGCCGTTCGAGGTATCCGTTGTGAACGTCCCGGCCGATGCCGCCGCTGGCATCGGGCGAGCGATTGAAACTGAAACACTACCCTTGCAGGAAAGGAGCAATACCACCATGACCGCATTACGAGCAAAATTCATCGAAGGAAAAAACGTGGTGTTCAAGGAACCGGCGAAGGAATTTTCCCTCGCCTCATACGTCCGCTCGGAAATCGGGATCGGCGAGGCCGAGGCGGAAAACGCCGTATGCAAGCGGCTCGCGGAGTCCACCGACCAGGCGCCGCATTACGGGAGGTATATCCCCTTCCGGGCGCTCGCGTCCCGGGACCTGGGGGCGACGGGCGCGGCGTCCGCCGGCGGCTACCTCGTCGGCGACGATACCCGGAACGATATTTTCACCGACTACCTCCGGCCGTTTTCCGTCGCGGGGGCGCTCGGCGTGGCGACGATCCCCCGGCTCTCCGCGAACATCCAAGCCCCTCTTTTCTCCGCCGGCTCAACCGGCTATTGGGTAGCCGAAGGCGAGGCGCCTACCGAATCGACCCCGACGGCGGGGACCGTGTACCTCACCCCGCACCGGATTGCCGCCTTCATCGACTACACGCGGCAACTTCTGCTCCAGGCGGTGGGACTCGAAGAAATACTGCGGCGGGACCTCGGGGGGGCTTTCGGCGCCGGCGTCGATGCCGGGATGCTGAACGGAAGCGGGACGGGCAACGAACCGCAAGGGATCATCGGGACCACCGGCGTCGGAAGCGTTTCCGGGGCGACGTTCAGCGTTACCATCGCGGCGTCGATTGTCGGGACGGTGGAGGCGGCGAACGTCCCGCTCACCGGCCCGGGCGTCGGATGGGTAATGCCTCCGGCCGTCGCGGAAATCCTGCGGAAGCGGGAAGCGGCGACGGGCTCGGGCTTCATCGTCAACGAAAACAAACTGCTCGGCTTCCCCGTGTACGTTTCAACGTCGATGCCGGCGGCGACGATCCTTTTCGGGAACTTCGGCGCCGGCGTGCAGATTGCACAATGGGGACCGGACGCGCTCGACGTTTTGGTAAACCCATACACCGGCGCCCATGACGGGCTCGTTTCGATCATCGCAAACGCTTACGTTGACGTTTTCGTGCGCTGGCCGGCGGCGTTTTGCGCGGCAACGAGCGTTTCGTGATGCGGCAAGGGACCGTGAGGAAAAAATATCCCGTGTTGACGGTGGAGGTGGAGTGCATCGTATCCGACCCCGCCCGGGCGAGTTACGCCATCGGCGGGAAGCGGCAGCAAGCCGGGGACAAAACCCGAATGTCCTACGGGGACGCGATCACCTTGCAGAAAATGGGGAAGGCGAAAATCCTCCCCGATACCGAGAAAGAGGAAATGCTTTGAACTTGCGGCGGGGAGCCCTCCGCTCCGTCGAACGCCGAGGCCCGGGGCGGCGCCGTCGCAAGTCCCCGGGCAATTCATGGCGACTTCGGGAAGGTTCACTCCCTTTCCTTCCCGTTTTCGTATCCCCGACGGTTCACCGGGCCGACAGCGCGACCCGGTTCCGAAAACCGCTCTCCGTGTCGGGGCCGGGGGACCTCCTGCCCGGGGTTTGGCGGGAAGCGGACGCGAGGGGAAATCGGGTTGCGGCCGGACCCGAGTAACCCGGATGGGGGGGCGGCTTCCGGGGCCGCTCCCCTGCTCTACTCCATCCCGAGGTGAACGATGAGCAGATTTCAACCGGCCGACCCTGACGATCCGAAACAGACCCGTACCATCCTCACCCGCTGTTATGGTTGCGGCCAACGGTTCGAGGCCGTGGCTCTCAGCGTGCGGTGTCCGGCGTGCCGGAATAAGGCGAGGGGAACCGATGAAGAAAAAAAGATTCCGGCGAATTGATCCTCAACGTGCGGCGGCGGCTTCCGGCGGCGATCCCGGCTGGTATCAAAGCATCCCCGTCCCGGCGCGGACCTTCCACGCTTGCGGACGCTGCGGTACGGAATCGGCGACGGTCCCGGGACCCGGGAAACCGTGCCTGAAATGCCGCTTGCAGGAAAGGACGGCTCCGGCGGGCGATGCGGCGTGAGTGGCGGTAGGCCGAAAGATGGGGAAAAGAATGATTCTAATAGAATCATTATCCGAGGTGGAACGAACACGAATTACACCCTCGCCCGCCTGGAGCGGGACGGGCATCCACTCGCGGAGAAGGTGAAGGCGGGAGGTTCTGGTTATTTGCCCATAACCTACCAGGGGGACGCATTCCGGGGAATCCCCATGATCGGTAATGCTCCCCGGCGTGCGGCCATCGGCGGGGCGGCTCTCAACGGTTCGCATCGGGCGGCCAGCACCTCCCCGGCGTCCATGTCGGCCAAAGGGACCGCTCCGCCGGTGGAGGTAAGCCGATGGCTTATCCTTCAAGGATGCTTGAATCCGTGCGGGATGATTTCAAGGACGCTTGTACTGTCGGTACATACCCAGGGATGGGTACAGCCGATGGCTTATCCTTCCGGCTTTGAATATGTGGCAAGCCCCGCTGTTCATAATTCGTGAACACCCCGAACATACCCCGCACGCGAACGAGGATGGCCCCAGGACGCGACGAAAGGGGGAGCGACGGTATGAGATACGGTATGAGTGGCTTACAGGAACGAAACAAGAGAAAAAGGGCTGCGGTGAATAACCCGCAACCCCTTGTCTTTATTGTCTTTTATTGGCGCCCCCGGGGTGACTCGAACACCCGGCCAAAGGTTTAGGAAACCTCTGCTCTGTCCGCCTGAGCTACGGGGGCGCAATCCTCACCGCCTTCATTCCTCGAACTGAAGCAGCGAGAAAACCTT